GCCTTTCTCTGGTTGTCGGTTGCTGGGTTAACTGTAACTAGATTGTCAATTCTAATATCTTTTGCTTTTGCCATTTATTTTATCACCTTATGTTTTTTCAAAACTTCTCTAGTCTTAATTTCTTTACTGGATTTTTTACCATACCTTTCGGCAAATGGAGAGCCAGGATGTGCCTCTGCAATCCTAGACATATTCTCTTTCCATCCAGAATCATTTTTCATACCACCAGTACCACCAACAATAGATGGAGCTCCAGTAATCAGTTGTTTCATATGGGGGTTGTCTTTTACGAATTCATCTCTTTCAGATATTCGCATAGTCATTTCATAAACGTCACCAGTATTGGTATCTTCAAATGTATAGTTTGGCATAGTCAGTCCAGTATATGTCTCAATTCACTTATCTGTCTTTTGAGTTTGCTATTCTCTTCAGATAATTCCTTTATCCTATTTATGAGTTTATAATAATCTTTAGTTAGTTGTGCCATGTCATTTTGCATAGCATCAAGTCTGCCAGATGTTGCTAGTAACTCTCTACGATACAACTCATTACCAGAGGGGTCTAAACTTAGCCCACTATTTTTTCTGTTTACTGCATCCCATTCTTCTGGAGTCGCATCATCTATACTTTTTCGTGTTGTCCAATCGCCCACTGGGCCATTGTTTTCACCATAGTTTCCGTATTCGTCAAAACCCTTCTCTTTCATCTTGGCATCCTCTTGTCGATTTTTCCACAACATCCAATCCCAATATCTTTCTGGTTCTTTGTCTATCATGCCATTACATACCATTCTGGTGCAGGCCTACCATTAACCTTACCCTTCCACGTTGCAAGATGTTGTTTATACTTTATATAGTAATCACGATATGCTGTAACTGAACAAGAGTTCTTTACATCATCAGGCATAGCTGGTGTTGGTTGTGTCTTATACCCTACTGGAATGTTCTTAGGAAGTGGACGTAGAAGTTCTGTGTAACCTCTACATGCGTGTTCCTTGCCATAACGATATGCATATTCATCAAGTAACGCTTGCCACAACTCAAACAACCAAGTGTAGTTGTTGTTACTAGAACGAACCCACAGATTTGATGGGTGGGTGATATGGGAAGCTTTCATCAGTCCCTCTTCCATAACAGGGTCATCCATACGCCACCGTTTGATTTTACGATTGTTCTTTGTGCGTCCATAGTACATTGTACCGTCTAAGATACGATGTGCAGTCGATAGAAGTTGTGGATATTCGATAACCATCTTACGAACATGGCTGTCGTTGTGCATCTTTACACATTCATCAATGTTGTTACTCAGATAGAATATATTCATCAGTCCCACCTATAGAAGATATGATCTTCAATCTCAATTGTTTTTGTTTTTGTCTCTGCCCATGCGGGCCGAACATAATCAGCGTGATAGTGCGTTGCACCTTCAGTGATATCCATAATACTCATTGTACCACTAATAACCAATTCACTCAAGAGTAAAATCTCTTCAAATGTATCTTTATTTTTGATTTCATCACTTTTACCATCACAGTACCAACTGAACTGGCACTTATGACGAATTGGTATCATCTCACCAGTACCCTTCCAACTAGGTCGTGTTGGGCCTTCATAGACTACACCACACACAGTGTTAGGGAATCGTTCATCATTTACACGATTGATAGTTACAGACATAACCGCCAGCTGTCCAGCGGCAGGCTGGTTTCGTGCTTCAAAGTATACGTTCTGTGCAAGACAGTATGCTTCTTGTTGAAAGAATGCATCACGCTCACCTTTTGTGAGTTCATCTGCATTTGCAACTGGCATCAATACCAATGCCGATGTCAATAGTTCTCTAATCAAAATGGAATCCGATCTTCTGTTAATGAAAGTTCTGCACGATATTCCATCTCTGCTTGACGCATATCGTACTCAGGGCCACGCAAGACTTCTTCTGCATATTCCCCAAATGAAATACCAAACCGTTGTTTTGCTTTCGCAACAATTACAGGAACAGTCTCAGTCATCTGCCCAGTTTCATCATAGAAACCATAGACAAACTCTTCAACATCCATCATCATATCTTTAACTGCTCCCATTATGCAATCTCCTCAAAACCAACCATACCAACACGATACTTAGTAGTACCGAACAACATTTGGTCACCAACTGATGTAGAACGTAAACCAAACTCAACTCCATCCTCTACAGGAAGAGGAGCCATGACAGTTACATCTTCTGAGAAATCTTCATTCTCAATAACCTCTCCATTGAATTCAAAGACTTGAGGTTTACTCCAAGAACCCATGATGTTATTGGTACGTTTGTAAGCATATTCAAGTGCCATATCTGCACTGAACTCATCTGGTACATTTACAAATGCAACAGTACGAGGGGTTTCTTCAAACGCTGTGTGAATTACTGCAACTTGTTTCATAATCTATATCCTCTTTTTGATTCTCAACATAGCTAATATAACCTCTTGTCAAGAGGTTGTCAATACCTTTTACAAAATATCTTCATCCCACATTATCATTGCTAGTTTATCTTGTAAACGGTAGGCTTCTTTCTCCCAAGGCAAGTCATAGTAATCAGTACCCTCTTTGACTTTACCCTTTTTCCAACGGATACCATCACCGTCCATCTCATTACGAGCGTACTGTTTAACGTGAACCATCTCGTGGCACACAGTGGTAATGAAATCACGCAAGGTAAGTTGGTTACTGATCTCTAGTGTAAACTGACGGTTTGTATCTTCCATCATACACCAACCAGCAACGTCACCTTTAAGTTTCTTGATTTGAACTTCAATCTCAAAAGTTCGTATACGAGGCATCATTTCCTTTATCATACGCATGACTGTCTTTTCAGCAACGTCACGCTGGAACTTATTGCCACCAATCACTTCAATGTAGTTCATAGAACCTCTCCGAATCAACTATACTTATAGTATAGATGTTTTCACAACAAAAGTCAAGAGATTTTTACAAAAAAAACCCTTGAAAAATCAAGGGCTTATAAAATAATTTAGGTATGGTGGGAACAACTAGTCCGTTATGAGAGAGAGTTGAGAGAGAGGTCGTTGCCCCCACCATTCTTTTATAATACCACCAAGGTATTACAAAGTCAATAACTTTTAATCAAAAAGTTTTGCAAAAGTAGCAGGGCCTGCAACACCGTCTGCGACCAAACCGTTTGCTGACTGCCACTCTTTCAATGCACGTTCAGTGCCTGGGCCAAAGTCACCGTCTGCACTAACACCTAGTGCTTCTTGCATAAGTTTAACACCTTCGCCCTTACACCCTTTGCGTAATACACCAATATCATCAATAATATCTTCAATGTCACCATCGTCTGTTCCTAAGTCATCAGCGTCCATACCTAACACTTCTAGTGCATGTTTGTAACGCTTCTGACGATCTTCTAGTCCAATGTTGCCACCGTTGATCTTCTTCGTCATCTTTACAACATTATCCGTATCGGCAATGTCGTTTAGATTGTTTGCATCCCAAAACCAACATGCAGATTCAATCGCACCAGCAGGGGTTGCAACATACTCTGCCGCTTCTTCTGCTGTCATATCAACTGACTTACCGAAACGAGTGTAGTTGTCTCGGCCTGTCAACTGCTTCAGTCCACGGCCACGAAAACGCCAACCGTCACCTTCTTCAGTGTTACCCATCTTATACTTACGATACTCATCGTTGTATACACGATTGGCAATCATCTCTGGATTACGAGCATACTCATCTGCGTCTGCCTTTGGGGGTTCACCAAAGTAACGTCCAAAGACTGCACGAAGCGCCTTTGCAGAATAGTTTAGGTTTTCTTCTAGTCGTTTGAAACCACCAGACTCATGAGCGCACTGACTTAGGAAGTGTGCAACTCTGCGTTCTGTTGTGATACCATATTTGGGTAGTAGTTCACACAGTGCATCATACCAATCATCTGCATCAGCAGAGATGATTTCCTGTAGATGTTCTTTAGTAAAATCGAATTCAAAACTCATGTTATCTCCTACTGTTGTTTTACAAATTCATCGTTCCAACCAAATGCTTCCTTAACAACTTCCTTAGAAAGTCCTTTATACACTTGGTGCAGTTTCTTATCCTTAGCATCAATTATCAATTTAGCTTCAGACTTGTGCAATCCTTCAAGCAATTGAATAAACATATTCTCACGCTTGAATTGTGGTAATGTAGAATCACCACCCTTTACAAAACGATACAGTTTCTTTGCTTCCTTGCGTAGTATTGTATGTTCTGTACCCTCTTCTGCTTCATTCTCTTTGAACGGTACATCACCTTCTGGGATTAGCCATTCAATGTTTGGATCAAATGAGGATTTGATAACCATGCGTAGAGAATCATGGTCATTTTCTCGTAGGATTTGGATTTTCTTATCCTTAGTTTTTGCGTTATGAACTTTCTTTAGAACCTCAGAAAGTAGAGGGGTGTACGTTTGTACTGCCATATCAGAAATCTCCAATGTCATTCATAAGGTTCTTCAACCTTTTTTGTATAAAATAATTTAGTAGTTTTGATCTTTCACCTTTTGGTGGCTTCTGGTACTCTTCCAAAATAGTCACCTTCAAGTCACTTGGAATGCAATCCAAATCAATCAAAGTTTTGTTGCGTTGATAATTTCTCATCATCTCCTCTGTACAAAAATCTTCTGGTTCAAGGTCAACCCAAGTTTCCAGTTTCTTTTTGGCAAGAGGTTTCTGCCGCAACTCATCAACAAAGGTATTGTCTGATGATAAGAAGTTTGGAATACCATCACTTCTATCACCCTTCAATATATGTTCTTTAATATATAGACGAGGGTCTTGGCCATTAACAAATTTCTTTAGAACAGGCGAGTACTGCTTTACGAAAGAGTGTTTCTGCAATTGGATAAAGTCTTTATCCCCTGAGAGTACTAACACCTTTTCAAAAGCATTAGGTGTTGTCGAAACATATTCTACAATAGTAGCAATACAATCGTCAGCCTCTGCGCCTTCTACTTCTAAAACTTTGTATGGGAAATTATCTCTGATTTCGTCACGAATGTTGTTGAGTGTTTCAAAGATTAGATTCCAATCTAATCCAGATGCTTCTCTGTCTTTTTTACGATTAGACTTGTAATTGGGGAAGTAGTCTCTTCTCCAATACTTTTTGCTATCGTAACAAAGAACAAGTTCTCCATATTCTTCACCAAACCTAGAACGATACATTCTAAGAGAGTTCAAAACCATATGGCGAACTAGATTTTCATCAACATCATTTTTTCTTTTAGAACCAATCTGCATCATAAGATTACTGATTGTGACTTGGTTCATATCAACTAGTATCATGTATTCACCTTTTTCATAGTATTATATATTATCCTAAAAAGAACTAGTTGTCAATAGATTTTAGAATGGTGCTGGTTGAGAGACTCGAACTCCCGGCCTGAGGTTTACAAAACCCCTGCTCTACCAACTGAGCTAAACCAGCGTTATTCTTCTTCACTAACTTCTTTAGAGATTTCTGCAACGAAATCTAAATCAACTCCATATTCTATACCACTATCATCTTTACTTACACTTGTCACCATGTCAACAAATTCTTGAAGAGGGTGAACCATACCCAAATCCCTGTAGATTGTGGATTTAACCAATTCAACCAAGAGGGAAGTATCTCTAATAAAGGATTCAGCATCCACGTTCATCCCATTCTCTGACATATTATGTATCATGTTCACAATGAGGGCTTCACATAGGTTTTCTGTATAGATAATATTCTCACGAATCTCATGTGCCTTGTTATCAACTTTGATATTAACTGACGATTTACTTTTCTTAGGAAATGGTATTACCTTTCCTTTTCC